GTACAATGGTTACTGCTCAACAGAACAATGTTTCCAACCTGCTAAAGAAGCAGAAAGCCTCCGATGATAGTGCTGATGCAGCGGCTAAACGCACAGGAGACGGTGGTGCAATAGTAAGACGCATAATAGTAGTAACAGTTCTATTTGGTGTAATCATAGCCCCCTTCATCCTAGCTCATAGCGATGAGGGAGTAACAGTAGCTAACGAGTACAGTAAGTGGTTCGGTTTCGTAAAGGGTACAACGTACCAAACTTTGCACGGGTATGTTATACTACCAGAGATACGCCAAACAGTTCTAGCCATAGTAGGCTTCTACTTTGGTTCTTCATCAGTTAAATAATATGGATAAATGTTCGATATGTAGAAAGGCCAAGGATGCTTGCTCCTTGTGTTCACCAATTAAATGGATTACAAAAATGCTAAAGAAAAGCTCTCTGAGCTCCGCGACAGCCTCAATGAGGTCCTGGGGAGTAAAAGTGAGGGACCTAGTCGGGAAGACGCTGAGGAGGCTCTCAAGGCGGCTAAAGACGGTGCTAGGCGGGCTAAGAAAACACTTCTAGGTAGAATCAAGGATTTACCTGTGGTTGACAAGATAGCACAGCTTGGAACTGCCGGCACTGTTGCTGTGAGTACCGCAGCTGTAACTCAGACAAATATAGCAGTAGACGAGACAGAGGTATTTGTAGCAAGTGTAGCTAATGATGTAGTACACGAGAGAATTAGGTTTCCTGAAGTAATTAATACCTTTGTAGATTTTAGTGCATTGGACTCCTGGGGCAGAGAGGTAATGGAAGAGAAGGTAGCCGAGGTAAAGGCTGAAGCAGCCAAGGTAGAGGCTAAGGTAGCACCTGTAGAGGTAAAGGAAACCAAAGAGGAATCACAGCCCGCCGAGGAAGCCAAGAGTGAGGAACCACAAGCCCAAGAAGAAAGTGCTGATAACACCGATGAAGACGCAGGAAGTACAGAGGAAGCTAAACAAGAGGTAGAGGAGGTTGAAAGTGAAGAAGCAGAGAGTGAAGAGGAGCCACAGGTCGAAGAGGTAGCAGAACCTGTGCCAGAGGAGGATGTTGAAGAAGTCGATGAAATTAAGCCTCACTCAGACGTAGAGGATATTGAGCCAGAGGAGTCATCAATATTACCGGACGACTCAAGGGTAGTCTCACCAGCAGGACCAAGACAGGTATGATACAATATATACTAGATAACTATAAAGACAATCTACTAGGTATGCTATTTGCGTACATAGGTATATTTTCTATTGTAGTTATGTTCCTACCTAAGAATAATATAATATCCAGAGCCTTTAAGGAGTTCGCATCAATATGCACATCTATCTTCAAAAAATAAAGTTTTTATTAGCACCATTGCTGTTTGCCTCCATAGCCTGGAGTGCTGTGCAGTTGAATAGTGTAGTATATGATCTGGAGATAGAGATTGATGATACATACAGTGTGCCTAACTTTAACCCAGAGGGTGGGACAACGTATTACAATCCAATGGTATTTACTACTACTGTAGGTGGAGAGTACATCTTTGAGAACTATGCAAGTGAACTAACAGGAGGAACTCAAGATACCTCTCTTCTAATATACGATAACCTAGAAGCTAACTTTGTAGTTGAGCAACCCTTAATATTTAACGACGGTCCTAGCATAGGCTTTGGGGGAGGACAGATAAGTAACTTTGATCCCTATGAAAGGCACAGCGAGCCATTTGACGCTACTATAAGCCTATCAGCAAATAATACTTATGCTGCTGTGTTTTCATCTTTTTCACCTGATGCCATAGGAGTTATGCAGGTAAGACTAACAGCACCAGGACAAATTTACAGCACTGACCTAGTTGCTATACCAGAGCCAAGCGACACAGGCTTATGGATTGCAATGATCATAGCATTTTTTGTAGCATTCAGCTACATGACAATAAAGCGCGGATTATAACCGCATAACCAAAGAATACATTATGCACGGAAGAAAACCAGTAGGTAAATCAGGTAAAGGCTCTTGTGGCGAAAAAGGAAATAAAGGCAAACGCTCTTACTAGTGGCAAAAAAAACAAAAAGCGGGGGTAAGATATGCCCCGAAGGTAAAGCTTGGGCTAGGCGTACGTTTGATACGTACCCTAGTGCATACGCTAATATGGCTGCATCTAAGTACTGCAAGAATCCTAACTATGCAAAGAAGTCAAAGGGTGGTAAACGTAAAGGAAGATAATGGGTCAACTCAAACAATGGCGGGAACAGAACTGGGTACGCATAGGAACTGATGGAAGTATCAAAGGACCTTGTGGAACGTCTAAAGACAAGAAGAACCCAGACCGTTGTCTCCCTAAGAGAAAGGCTCTATCTCTCACGAAAGCGGAAAGAGCTAGTACTGCTAGAAAAAAGAAAAAGGCGGGAGCTAGAGGAAAGACAGTCGTCTCCAATACTCCCAGAGCAAAGGTCAGAAGCTAATGAGGAAGGAACATAAAAGTAAAAAAGGAGGACTTACTGCGGCAGGCAGAGCCTACTTCAAGCGCAAGACTGGTGCTAATCTCAAAGCACCTGTTACGGAGTCCAACCCCAAGGGTAAGAAGTTAGCTAGAAAGAAATCATTTTGTGCCAGAATGTCTGGTGTTAAGGGTCCAATGAAGGACAAGAAAGGAAGACCAACACGCAAGGCACTAGCCTTGAAGCGTTGGAAATGTTAATTAATGTCAAGATACGCATCATACGGTAGTTTAGATGACCGCATTGCCCAGGATGGTGATGTAGGTTTTGTTGGTTTTAATAACCGTCTACGTCCTGATCAGTTGCAGGCTGGTATGCTTGCTGATGCTCAGAACATCCGTATGGATCGCAATGGACAGGCACAGGTACGCAAAGGCGTAGATCTAGTCAATGCTCCACTATCCGTGGGTCCTAATGCAATGACCATTCCCTTCTTTATACTTGATGCTACTAAGACTACAAACAGCACGGCTATAAGTAGCGGCGAATTGTTACTAAACTTTGCGTCCGCTCATACTCTAGCCGCAGGAACAACGGCTCAAGTAAAGTTAAGTGGACTAAGCGGTGTTCTACCTGCTAGTGCTGATGGAAGATACACAGCTACTGTAGTGGACACGGATACAATAAAGCTAACCGACAAGACATATACACAAGCTGCTAGTGGTAATGTAACAGTAGAGATACCTACACTAGATGATACTACTGTTAACAACATATACGGCTCTACGGACTTCTCTGATCCAAACGAAGCAAGTACTCAATACATTATACTGGGATCAAATGCTAAAGCCGTAGGAATTGATATAGCTAATGGAACAACTTTTGATATAGGATACCCATCGGCAACAACCTATAGTGCAAGCGTGGACATGATCCAAGCTTTCAATAAGGTATTTATATTTGAGGGTGGTAGTACTGCGTTAGAGAATAATCTAAGAATATCTACAATTAGTGCAGCTGCGCTTGCCTCTAATGTAGTTACTGTAACAACTAGCTCTGCTCACAATTTAGCATCAGGAGAAAAGGTTACTATTAGTAATCTAACGGGCAGTGACTTGGACCCTACTCCAAATGGTAGTTTTACAATATCAGGACTAGGTGCTGCTGACGGATCAGACACAGCAACAAAGTTTAGATTTGCTCTTACTGGTGGAGACACAACCTTTACTATAACGTCAAATCCTATAGTAGCCACCGACTTTACAAAAGTAGCTAGCGGTACATATACACAGCCAGTTCAAATAAGTTCTACCGTAACTACTTCTGCAGGAAAAATGACAGTAGTTGCAGGATCAGCACATAATCTATCAACTGGTGATAAAGTAATTGTTGAGGACAAGGCTGGAAGTAATTTAGCTAACGGAGAAGAATACATAGTAACTGTTGTTGATTCTACTAATTTTACTATATTTGTTCAACACGCTAATGAGTCAAATACACCAAATGTAATATTTCAACAACGAGTGTCCGTAGGTCTAGGGTTTACTCATATGCCGGCACCGCCCTTTGCCACTTACCACCAGCGTAGGTTAGTAATGCCGTTCCAGTTCTCTGTGGATGCATCATCGAATAGCTTTACAACTAGAAATATACAGGATGAGATTATTGCTTCTGATATACTGGACACCGATACCTATGATCAGGTATATGCTCAGTACAGATTTAATGCAGGTACATCGGACTTCGTTGTAGGACTGCACTCATTTGCTGAAGATAGGTTGCTAGTGTTTAACCGTAACAGTATACACATAGTTGCTAACACTACTGATCTACAGTCAGCTAGTACACAAGTTTTGACAGATGAGGTGGGCTGTGTGGCCCGTCAATCCATTGAGCAGGTAGGCAATCAAGTTATATTCCTATCTGATAATGGGGTATATGGAACTCAGTTCTTGGATGAGTACAACCTGCGCGGTACAGAAACACCTCTTAGTGAGCCAATCAACGAGACTATAGGTAGAATAAATAAGAACGCCCAAGAGAACGCAGTGGCAGTTTACTTCGACAACAGGTACTACATAGCTGTACCCTTAGATAGTTCTAATAGTAACAATGCTATATTAATATACAACTTCCTTAACAAGCAGTGGGAGAGCATTGATACAGTCAATGAGTCCAACTATCATGTTAGTAACCTATTAGTACTAGGAGATGGGGACAAGCGTGGAGTATATGCAGTCAACGATATAGGTGGTGTTCATAGACTTGATCACCGGACTGATGGGGTGGATCGAGTTAGCACACAGATAGGTGGAACAGAACAAAGCATACAGATACCTGGTGCATTAACCACAAGGCAGTACACCTTTGGTACTCTGGATCGCAAGCGTTGGAAGGAGTTTGACTTCCATATCCAATCCAGTGATACTAACACCTCTGACCTCAATATTGACTTCGAAACAGAGAACCCTGATGATACTGGAAGTATAGGAGCTTTGACTGATTTTAACGATGGAGTACTAGCTATAGGCGAAGATGTTTCCATCCGTGGTAGAATAGGTAATAGACGAGGTTACGGAATACAATTTACATTTAATAATACAGTAGGTAGACCCATCATACGAGCAATAGAAGTAGAGGGTGCAACCACAATGAGATCAACAAATAAGGCAATATAATGGCAATACTATCAAAAGGAACAGACTTCTCAACTGGGGATCAGGTAACGGCAGATAAACTGGATGCGTTAGTAGATAACGCTACATTTGCATCTGATGCAGTAGATGACTCAACTACAGCTCTTGACACTAACGGAAAGATTATAGTCAAGGACGGAGGTATAACTGCTGCTAAACTTAATGTTACTAATCTACAAACTGCTACCTCTAACACAGGTGTAGTAGTATTAAAAGCAATAGATGGAGCTAATGTTGAGTTATATGGTGGTAGTCATGCAAGCAATGCATCTTTAATGGTGCTTGATGCTAATGAGGTGCGAATAAGATCTCAGGATGGTAGTACATCAAAAATGCATATTGATTCAAGTGGCAATGTAGGCATTGGAACTGCTAGCCCTTCGACAGCATTAGATATAGCAAATTCATCAGAAAACCAAATAACTTTAACAAATAATTCTGGCAATTTTAGCAAAATTAGAAGTGCTAGAGGTTTAGTTCTAGCTGCTGACTACAATGGTAACTCTGGGTCAGATCAAAGTTTTATGGCTTTTGAGACGGATGCTACAGAACGTATGAGGATTACTCCTAGCGGCAACGTAGGTATTGGAACTACTAGCCCTAGTCAAGAACTTCATGTAGTAGGAACTAGCGGAGATATAGGAATTAAGGTTGAACATACTGGCACAGGTACAAGCGATGATACTCGTTTAGATTTTAAAGTTAACAATGATGATGCCAGAACTTTTATACGTTTTGGAGATACTGCCAGTAATGAATCTGGTATAATTACATATGACCATTCTGTTGATGCAATGAAATTTAACGTTAATGCTGGAGAACGAATGCGTGTTCATAGCACAGGACACGTCACAGTAGGACGCTCAACAATAGGTTCTTCATCTAATAGTGATGGTATTGTGTTAAGAAATGATGGAGAAATCTATTTAGCAAGAGATGGAACTTCATCGCAGAATCACATTTTATTTATTAACAATGCCGCATCAAGTGCAGCAACTGTAGGAAGCGTATCAACCAGTGGGTCAGCAACAGCTTTTAATACATCCTCTGACTATAGACTAAAGGAAGACGTTATTGATATGCAGGACAGCATTAGTAAAGTACAATTACTAAAGCCCGTTAACTTTGCTTGGAAACTTGATGGAACACGTGCAGATGGTTTCCTTGCTCACGAGGCACAAGAGGTAGTCCCAGCGGCAGTTACAGGCACTAAGGATGCCGTTGATGAAGATGGTCAACCTGACTACCAAGGCATTGACCAAAGTAAACTTGTACCACTTCTAACTAAAGCTCTACAAGAAGCTCTTACTAAGATTGAATCCCTAGAAGCTAGAGTAGCTGCCCTTGAATCCTAATGCCGTATAACCGTTTACTTCAGTCCGTTCAGGTAGCCCTTGAGAGTAGAACTCAAAGGGATGCACTACTTGCTATGGATGAGGTAGTGGACTTCTGTTTAGAACACGAAAACGGCAAGGTATTTGATGGTTGGGACAAGGAACTAATACGTCTTATGGTAGCCTATCACTGGGCAAAGAAGACTATCATTGTTCACTACAACGATGACGATGATATACAGGGTGTATTCATGTGGTATAATTGTAACGAGGACGATGGATGGGACTTTATAAATAGCTGGGAGGCTGACAGAGAGGATGGAGATAGCATATTCTTAGCCTTTTTATTTGCCGAAGGTAAGGACGCATTCAAAGAAATTACACAGGACTTCTTATCTCGTTGCCCAGAAGCACTAGAAAAAAAGAAACTAGGTATTAGACCACGCAACGGTATGCCAACACGCGTTACATACGACAACAGACTTTTTAAAAAAATATTAAATAATTAAGTATTATGGGTAAAGGAAGCACAAACATAAAAGCACCAGATCCGGTAAATGCAGCTGATGCACAAGGTGAATATCTTTTTGGACAAGGATTTAAAAACTTTCAAGGTGTTACCGACCCTCGTTTGCAAGAGCGTTTAATAGGTGCTGAGGCTAGGTTTAGACCGCAGTACACTGCTTTAGAGCTAGCTGATATTGGAACAATGGCTAGAGGCACAGAAGATGACAGAATCAACCCTAGATACGAAGAAGTTAGGAGAGAGGATCTTGGATTTAAAAGTATTCAGAAAAAATTAAAAGCTGCTGGCGGTGATTCGACTAGTGCAAAATTTCAAAATAGTTTAGGTGCAGGAGAACGCTTTTATTTAAATAATGCAGGTCTTTTAGGCGAAGACGAAGACGGTAACCCAAAAAAGTTTAGCACTTTAGATATTGAACGCCAAGTTCAACGAACAGGTGGGCAACTTAAAGATACATCTAAAACCTTAGAAAGAACAGAGGGATTATTTGATTTACTAGAGGAGTCATCAGAACGTGCTGCTGATCTACAATCAAAGCAACTAGGACAACAGAGAGCAGCTGATGTAGCTGCGCTACAGAGATTTGCTCCACAGGTTGTACGAGCGTACCGTGATGCCGATCCTTTTAGCACTGGATTAGCGGAGGCTGCAAGCAAAAGGGCTGGTGTTAGCACTCCAAGCACTAGATCCCGAGGAGGAAAAGGCAGCATACAAGCACCTGCTCCTGTACAAGTGTCTGAGACTGATTCCTTGGACGCTTTAAGAGAACAAGGAGAATCATTACTTGAAAGCAGGGTACAATCCTCTAGTGCCGCTGAGAGACAACTACAAGAGATGGGTATGACCCTTGGTGACCTATCTCCTACGGAGCAGGAGGCACTAATATCTGGTAGAGGTACTGAGTTCATTCAGTCCACAGGTGAGCTTTCACCACTAGAACAAAGACGCGCACAGCAGTCCTCTAGGCAGGCTTCTTTAGCTCGTGGTAGAGAGATGGGGCAAGGTTCTTTGTACGATGAAATGTTAGCTCGTCAATCAGAAGAGCTTAACAAACAAGAAAGACAGGTGGCTCTAGGTTCTCAGTTACTTGGTCAAGAAGCAGGTATGCGTGGAGCAAGACTAGGACAAGGTGCAGGTATGCTTCAAGGCTCAGAAGCTCTAGCAGCGCGACGTCGAGCAGAACAGCTACAGCGTATGCAACTAGGTGCAGGATTTATAGGTCAAGAAGAAGGATTACAATCCGCGCGCCTTGGTCAGGCTTTTGGCATGAATCGAGCCTTAGCCGGTGACGCAGGTAACATTATACTTGGTAGGCCCTCGGCAGCCATTGGACTAGGACAACAGACACTAGGACAAGCACAAGCAGGTGCAGCAGGTCCTATGGGTCCTCAGTTGTTTGATCCAAACGTAGGTATAAACATGGCGTTACAAAACCAACAAAACCAGTTTGGTCTATTGGGAGCGCAGGCACAGGCTGACGCAACCCGTAGTTCTGCATTTATGCAGGGTCTTGGTACTGTTGCAGGTGCAGCAATAAGTAAATGCTGGGTAGCTCGTGAGGTGTACGGCATTGAGAATCCTCAATGGATAATGTTCCGTAGCTGGTTAGAAAACGATTCACCTAATTGGTTCCACAATCTTTATATCAAATACGGAGAACGCTTTGCTAAATTTATATCTAACAAACCAGTACTAAAGAATATCATCCGCAAGTGGATGAATACAAAGATTAAATAATATGGCATTTCAAACAGGAACACGAGTTAACCCCCGCTTAGGAGCATTGGACTTCAGCGGATTTACTAACGCAGCTAACATACAGGCAAAGGCTTTGTCTAACTTGGGTGCTACTGTCAGTAAAGCGATTACTGATTACAAAGAAAAAAAAGAACAAAAGATACTAGACGATAGGGCTGATAAGTTTTTAGTTAGCACATCTGAGGGAGAGACACAACTTGGAAATGCTTTACGAGGTTTAGGAATTATAGACAAAGAAACAGCGAGAGTAGCTAGAAGATCTTTAGGTGATAATTTTTATCCTGCTTTACAAACAATCATGAAAAGTAATCAAACTGATTTTTCAAAAGCACAAGATTTAGAATCTCCCACAGAGTTTCTTTTGCCACCAGATGAAAACAACCCAGCGGGAACAATTGTTTTTGGAGGTACTTCCAAGCAGGGTAGTTTAGCTGGAAGGCCTGTGTATTCACCTGGACCAGGAGAACCATTTAGAATGGTCCCCCCCGGTACTACCCCATATGATGCTACGCTAAGAAATAATATAGAAAAAAACTTGCAGGGTTCTTTAGAATCTATTGCAAAAGAACAAGATAATATTAGAGCACTTAAAGATTATTATGATACTAGGTCAAAAACCCCCCAAGGTATTGAATTTTTAGTTAGTGATATTTTAGGAAAAGCTAAAACTGCATTTGGACAAGAATTAAACAGAGAACAGTTGCTCACGCAAATAGGAAGAGGGCAGTTCCAAGGACTTCTTGGAAGAATAAGGTTAGATATTTTGGGAGGTGGTGTTCTTACAGAAAATGATGCTAAAAGACTAGAGCAAGCACTTGGGAGATACGGCGCAACTAGCAACCCAGAAGTGGTTAGAGAAGTAATAGGAACTATTATATCTTCTAAAAAATCTAAAGAAAAACAAGCATTTGATTCATACGAACGCAACGTAAGAAGAGACCCCTCTATATTTTCTATCTATAAAGATAATCCATACACTCCAATTGATATATCTAGCGTATTAGGTAATGAAGAAACTAACGAATCATCATCCTCCGTTAGTAATCCATCGTTATCACTTTCTGAACAAGCTAAATTAGAAAAAGCAAGAAGAGCTAAAATAAAATAATGGCAATAGATCTTTCAAAATTTAGTGATGCAGATTTAGATGCAATTGAAGTAAATGATTTCTCAAGAATATCTGATGAGGGTTTAGATATTTTAGAAAACATTAAAGATATTGAAGGTGCATTTCAGCAGTCCCAAGCAGTTACTGATTCACAACCAAGTGAGTCATTAAACAAGCAGGAAGAAGCCATACAGTTCCTAGCTGAGGGCGAATACAAGGTAGATAGGATAGATCCAGGATCTGTACGAACTGGTGTTCCGTTTAGACAAAACACTCTCAAAGATGAACAACCCGTCGTATTGCAAAAACTTTCTGAGGCTACAGAAATACCCGCTGAACAAATTGACATAATATCTGGTGCGCCTAGCTTAGACAGGGCCTTAACTGGACTTAAACGTGATGAATTTCAAGAACGTCAATACCTAGACGATACTTATCTTCCAGGTGGAGGAGATGTAAGAGAAGTAACCATGGAAGGTGTTACTGAGTTTCTGGTTATGAATCCAGAAAAGACAAATGGTCAGTATGTTTTAGTAGATGAATATGCTCCTACTTTCAAAGATATATTAGATGCATCTAGAGATGTAGCAGTTACTGGAGCTGAGATAGCCTCTGTGTTTGCTCCTGGAGGACAAGGCAGAGTTCTTCCCACTGCGATTAAGGCTGGAGCGGGGGTTACATTAGCTAACTTAGGAATAGACGCTTTTGCTGGATCTGATCCTGATTCTGAGGATGCTATTAGGAATAGTCTTGATTATGCTGTGCTAGAGGGTGGGTATGCAGCTCTTACAGATCTTGGTATCGGTGAAACGATAAAGCGTGTAGGCAGAATAACCTCACCTAAGCCAATGACGGGAATAGACGAGAGAGCTGACTCCCTTAGACAAGGGAAAGAAGCTGTTGAAAAAAGATTCGGACAAAAGTTGCCTGAGACATATGCTACCAGGAGAGGGACCATGGAAGCGATAAAGGCGCAAGAAGACACTATTTCTAAATACTCAGAGGGATTCTTTTCTGGACTGGCTAAAAGGGCTGAGAGAGGCAGGGATCTTATTGCACACTTCGCTGACAATCTTACTGGACTATCTCCTAGAAGCTTTGAAGATGTTTATAAGAGCTTTAGGGCAAGCCAAATAGCAAGAAACGAACGGGTATTAAAGGAAATAGAATCAAGGGATCAAATTATAGGCCGTGGTGTAGCTAATGCAATTAATGATAGAGTAAATAGACTATCCACGGGTTCCTCTGCTTCAGCGGATGAAACAGGAAACCTTATTCGTAACGCTCGCAATAAAGCTTTCGACTCAGTTGAAGGAATGTCCGACGATTTGTACGATGATGTGTTTAGGTTGGCTGAAGAACGGGGAGTTGTTATAAGCGCAGCAGATATTGGCGGTAATATACAATCTGTAATAAAAAGACTTGATTTACCAAAAGACATTGAAGGTGAAGTCTTAAATATATTTAAACCAGCAGGAATATCTCAGTTAGGCAAACAGGCAACTGCCCTTCAACAAGAGCAAGTAATTAGGTCGGTAGGCATTCTTGATTCTGCCGGAAAGAGAGTTGACGAAGTAATTATCGAAACTGCTCCCACCGTACAAGCCCTTAGCCTTAGACAGTTAGATACGTTTAGGAAAGACATAAACAAACTAATAAATAGACAAATAAAACAAGGTAACGATACCTCTGGATTAGTTAAAATACAGGAGTCAATACAAGGGTCAATAGATAACGCTCTAGTAAAAGGAGGCGATGATTTGGTTCTAGCTTCTAATAATGCAAAACAATTTTTTGTGTCAAATGTATTGCCTTTTAGAAAGGTAGGAGTTTCTGAATTAGCTAAGACTGGTAAGGGAGGAGAGTATGTATTAAGTGGCGAACAGGTTGTAAATAAATATTTTAATGGACCCAGAGCCGTGGAAAACATAAGAGAACTAAAAGCCATAATAGGCAAAAATGATCCAGCACTCGATAATCTCAGACAGGCTTACTTCAATGAGTTAATGTCCAAGGGACAAACTTATAATGGTAGTATTGATTATTTAAAATTAGAGCAAGTAGCATTTAACTCAGACATAGTAAAAGAATTATTTGGTACAACTGCACTAAAAGGCTTTAAAGAGCTAGATGCTTTGATGAAGTTAAACAATGCTACAAGTATAGATGAAAATATAATTAAGAGTATGACTGAGGCTAAATATCCCCAGGATGTACAGGCAATACTTGATCTAGCCCGCGAAAACATAAGAAGGAAAAACTATATAAATAGAAACAGCAATAAGTTGTTTGATTTAATAAAGTCTGGAGATGTACAGATGGAGAACCCAGTTGATGTCATTGTTGCCCTAAGGGGCAAGTCTTCTGGAGAGGCTAGAGAGTTTATAAACGCTCTTCCTGAGACTGGAGGAATACGTCAATCATTCAGGCAGGAGTATCTAAATGACTTAATGACTAGGGCTGGTAGAGGTTCTAGTTCATCACAAAAAACCTCAAGGATGCGTGGAGGTCGTGATATATGGGATCAAAAGTTGATGCTTAAAATTCTATCCGATAAAAAGACGAGAGCTAATGCGGAGGCAGTTTTAGGAAAAGAGACTGTTAGAAATTTAGAAAATTTAAACAAAGCACTTCAATTATACTCTAGAAAAAAAGCAGCAAGTTCAAAATTCTTCGGAGCCATAAGGGGAAGAGCACAGCCTGGACAGCAAGGTCCCGGTCTTATACAAGCAACAGTAAATGGATCATACGATTACATAAGGCTTAGGGTTATAAGTGCAGCCCTAAGCACTGATTTATTGCCCAGATTATTAAATAAGAGCAAATCAGAAGAAGAGTTATTTCAAAATATGTTACCAGCTCTTTTAGCTACTGGCAGAGGAATTGAAGCATTAGTATATGAGGCAGACAAGGATCCAAGGTTTGAAAAGTTCTTAGGACTCTTTATCAGGAATAACACCGATACTACTAAATAAAAAGCCCCTCAGTTACCTGAAGGACTTAATGGTGTCAGCGTCGTGGTTTGGAGAGCTGGCTGACGGCAACTCTATTCTAGGTCGACTATTGAAACCTTTCCGGAGCACTCACGACTTACTCTGTTGCAGTCAATGAATAAAACTGCAAAGTTATTCTCGCTCCTCTGCGTTAGATAGGAGCCTGTCTTGGAGCATATTAATCTTATTCTTTAGGTTCTCTATGTCCTTGTTTAAAGTTTCGTTCTGCTTGGTCAGGGCTTCGCATGATCTAGTCATAGCCTCCAGTCCTTTAGCCAGAACTTCTTCTGCGTTAATCTTGAATATGGATTGGGTTTGGGTATTTTGCATTTATTTTATATTATGTGAAATTAGTTGCCACTGGGAGCCGTCCTGCTCAATCCATTCAAACATATTTAGTATGTCCTCGCTGTCCAGTGGTTCGTCAGATTCTAGGTAGTATATACC